CTGTACGACTTTCATTACTAATTACATAATAGTCACCTGTAGCCATATTACTAGCAGTTATGCCTAATTTAGGAGTTTGATAAAAGGCTTTACTAAAAGTTACCGCTTTTGAACCTGCACCGCTAGACATTGAAGCACTTTCTGTTCTGTTATCAAATAATAATTGATACCCTAGCTCATCTACTAAAGGTGTTTGGTCGTTATATTCTGAACTTAAATCTAATTTAAATTGAAAAGTTCTCCCTGTATATCTTCCATTTTCCATTGGCACAAAATCACCATAAATTGTTGAATCTTCTTGATCAAATTTATTACCATCTTCTAATAATAAAAATTCAGTATTTTCATCTTGTATTTCGTCATCAGTTGCAGCATCATTACTTTTTCTAAATTTTAAAATTCCATTTGTTTCATCAGGTAACGCACCATCAAAATCAGACCATTGGTCAATATTTGTAAAATGTAGATCAATAGTATCATTTGGATATAAACCTCTTATTTGCAAAATTCTATTAAATTGAACCGAAAAAACTCCACCTAAATCAACTGTATTTTCAAAAAAATATTCTCCTGATGTTTTTAAAGTTCCACCAAAATCTATATTTTGTAAATAACCCTGTTCAAAATCTACCTTGTCATCTATCTCATCATCAGTATCTAAAACAAGTGCATCATATTCGTTAGAATAAAAACAATCATTACGCTGACCAGGAAAGGGAGCAATACCTTGATCTTCTCTAACTGTCTGTACTAATAATTTTGGTAATTCTTCTGGTAAATTTATAACAGCACTTACAGCATTTTCAGATTTATTATTTTCTTTGTCCTTAAATTTAACAAGATATTCTCCATTTATTAAAGGAACAATTAAATAATCAGTAACAGCAGCAACCTCTCTTAATAATGTGCTATTAGGCCATAGACCAGTTCCATCTGTTAAAGATGAATGTCTAATAATTGCAATTAATTCTTCTTTATTACCTGTATAAGTAGTAGGAATATTCCATTTTATGATAGCCTCATTTTTTGTTGTAGCTTCTACAGATACATTAATAGGATCTGGTGGTAATAAAATTTCTGGTATAACAGGTGAACTAGTACTTGGAATTGATGCTTTTGGAATGGTAATAGTTGTTGATACAAATTTTGATTTTTTATTATTAGGTGCAACACCAACTGACCTTACTTGAAAAGTTACTGTTGAATTTGGCTTTAAATCATCAATTTCAAATGATGTATCTGTTGTAGTCGCAGTTTTAAAAGATCCATCACCAATTTTATACCTTACTAAAAATGAGACTGCTTCTCCGTTTGCACCTCTTGACCAACTAAAAATTGCTCTACTAGACATAATTAAGGTGAATTAATAACTATTACTGAATGTTGTAGATTCGATGGAGGTTCTGGCTTTTCATCAAATGCCGTTATATCGGTATAATCTAAATCTGTGTTTTTATCAGCAGCAGCATAGATTGAATCATTAAATTCTACTCCCTCTATTGTATAAGTCCCATCATTATTATCTATCACATCAATACATCTAAATTTTTGGTGTTGTAATGAGCTAGAAGTAATTGTATAAACAGATTGCGATTGCGGTGCTGAAGAAAAAGCACTTACAGTTACAGTCGTACCAGATACAGCACTTATTGTTTTTGATTCAACTGTTCCATCTGGCAATGTACAGTTTAAAGTGAAAGACGTAGGATTGCTACTTAAAACGGAAGATAAATCTTTATCAAGAACAATTGATGTTGTAGTAGCACCAGAAGCAATTCTTCCAGCCCTTTGTACTCCTTGTCTTATCTCATCTGCTACTGCAAAAACTTGGCTAGGTAAAACAGCAAGACCATCAAGACCTGTCGAGAAAACTACAACGCTTGCATCTAGTTCTTCTGATTTCAACATCCAAGTACCTAGTCTTTGAGCTTGATATTTAGAAGAACAACCAAATGCCACTATATCTTTAACCTGATAACCATATTTAGTAATTAAATCATAATCTTCAACAACAACTACATTAGGCTTATACAAATTTTCTGGATCGTTATATCTAACTCTTATTGAAGTTGATCTAGTTTTTAATGACGTACCAGAATAACTAAACACTCCACCAATTACATTTGCATTGGTATATAAATGTACGGGGTCGACATTAGAACCATCCAAATTGCCATGATCTGCTCCTACATTTACTGTATTAGCAGCCCAATATGTCATACCTCTAAATGTACTTGCAAGATTTTGTAAGACTTTATAAGCATCATTCTGTGCAGCAATTACAGTATTTATAGCAAACCTTGGTTCTAGACCGTCAGGTGTATTTACTCTTTGATTTGCATATTGCGCCAGTGGATATAAATCAACCCAACTTATATTTGATGCTGTTACAAAGTCCCCTGCTCCATGTTTATCACTTGTAAGCATATCAAAAAAAATACAAACAGGACAGGTTGTCCAATATTTACCATTTTTTAAACTTCCATTAAAGGAACCATTAAACCTTAAACTGCCATCATTTCTTACAGTTGCATTATGTGGGATTTTTACTTTTATTCCTTTAACTAAATATGCTCTTGTCGGCAATGATGAGAAAGCTTCTGTTGAAAGTGATAAACCTACACAAGCTGTAAAAGGGTAACGACTTTTAAAACTTTGTCTTTCAATCATAGATGTCAAAATTACACGATTAGCTCTTGTATTTTCTAATGGTGTAGTTGAATCTATATCCTCAAAATCACTTTTTTTTACCTCATAGTCATTTTCCTTATCTGTAACCTTAATAATTTTGAAAAGAAAAGGTGCTTGACCATCCAATTGAATACGAGGTGTTTTAAATTGATATTCAGAAGTGCTTATACCAGTAAAAGATTTATCATAAACCTCGTTAAATCCAGTGCCTTTTGATTTAAGAAGCACTCTTATTCTAGTTTTTGCATTAAATAATTGACCTCTTGCAACACCTTCCATCGCTGTACAAAATAAAGCTGGAATTGTAAAAAGAAATTCTACAGATGTTGTATTATCATCAGTAATTTGTTTTAATGTTTTTCCACCACCATAATCTCTAGCAGTAACTTTGTTTTGAGCATTTTTTGTTTCACTATAATTAGAACCTATTTCTTCAGAAAAATTGGTTAAGTTAGATGCTCCACCTTTTTGATAATCTGAAAGTTGTGGTTGATTTTTTGTTCCTGTTCTTAATTCATATGTAAAATGCTCGTTAGAAACATTTGTAACATTACCTGTTTTAACAGGTGTTTCATCTAAAAATATACCCTCTTTTGCTCCAACAATACCTTCTATTTCACCTTCACAAAGAAGATCAATAACTTTAATTGTGGATGTAGAATTTAATGCCATTATTTATTTTTTAAGTTATAACCTGCTATTCGTATTTTAAATACAGCAGATTTAAAATCTACACCTGTATCAATGATTTCAACAAAAAGTTGATAAGAATTTTTGCCTTCAATATGTTGGTAAGGAAGTTTTGCTATATAGTTATATTTTTGTGATTTTAAAGTTAATCCTTGAATAGTTGCCTGATTGTTTAGTACTATATTATCAGATTCTGTTTCTCTAATAATTATTCTGTAAGTTATAAAACCATCAATTCTAGTACTATTTTTATTGCCAACAAAATCAACTAAGCCAGCAACTTGAAAAAGTATTTGAAAATCATCTGTATTATTTATATTATTATTTGTACCTTGGGCAGTTCCTCCTACAGCAAATAACTTTACTTCACCTTCTTTTTCTAAATCTACTGTAAAATCAGTTGTTGAAGAAGTATGAGTTCCATGTGCTGCACTTTTTGAGCCATTATATATTCTCGCTTCTAAACCGCCTGCAGTTGTGTATTTACCTGTTAATTCTTCACCATTAAGTCGTACAGAATCTAAACTAGGTGGTCTTATGTATTTCATAAGTGGATCAGATTCGTTTGCTATTTCAATATCTGTGCTTAAAATATGACCACCAATTAAAGCTTTTCCATAAACAACAGGAATTGTTTTACCAAGTCCTACAGTATTAGCTGCTCCTGTATAAGCATAACTTTGTGATCCGTCTGAACCTCTTGTTATACCACCTGCACCACCAGTAAAACCTGATAAAGGTGCATTAAAATCAAAAGAAGGCAGTTGTGGTTGAGGCGCAAGCATATCAGAAATACCTCCTAATAGCAATGCAAAACCAATTTTTGAGCCAATAGATGCTACAGCAGCAGCAGTTGTACCTGCGGTTACACCTGCACCAAATAATGCCCCACCAGCACCAGCACCAAAACCTCCAGTTGCAATTATTAATCCAACTCCAAAAATAGCTTTAGCAGCAGACTTACTTCCAGTAATAACAGGTGTTATAACTAAATCATTTTGTCCTAATGGTAAACCTAAATCTTTAAAGGCTAAAAACTCACCAGCTTGTACAACTGTAAAACTAATACCATCTTTATGGGCAGTAGCAAAATAATTTTTAAGATTAGGATAATTTATATAAAGCAGTTTTAAAGCTTCGCAAGGTGATTTTAAGTCATTATAGATATGAGTTTTACCATATCTATCACCTAATTCATCTAGCAGCAGAATTTTATGCTGCATATCGAAAACACCCTACAGTTCTCTTTCTATAATAATGGTTAAAGTACTCTGAACAACTTACAGATTCAAATTTTTGATGTAGTATCATATCGTCTTTTAATAAAACAGCACCGTGCATAGGTTCTTTAGTCCATATCTTCATAATTAAGACATCATTAGGTTTTCTTAAATCTAAACTTACTTCTTCAAAATTAAGCTTGCTAGATTCTTTTAAAAAAATACTTTCACAAGTATCAGGGTCATCTGGTCTTTTGTAGTCTGGTAAATTTATACCAAGTAAGGCATAGTAATCACGCACTATAGAGTAACAGTCAAAAACACCATACTGCCATTGTCTGCCAATTAAGGATTTATAATTTGCCATGTGTCCTCTGGTAAAAGATAAACGTACCAAGGAATCTTTGTAGCTGTACAAGATTTTTTATCTGTTACACTTGCATTACCTCCTTCTGGATGAGAGTGAACAATGTACTGTAATTTACCTTTTGATCTTGCCTTTAAAAAATCTTTAGGATGTATTGCAAAATTATATTCTGGTGTATCTGAAATATTATTGCAAGCATAATAAACATCATTAACCACAATTCCACAGGATTCTTTTGGTGCTTCTTGTATTGCGTGTTCTTTTGCAGCTTTTTTAAACATCATCACATCTGTAGTCTTGCATTTAAGAATCCGCCAAAAGGAACTTTAGTTTTTTTACCAGGAAATCGCACTAAACAACTAGAATATTTATGTCCACATTTATCTAAAGATAATTTATTAGACCCAAATATTTCATTATCATCAATATCAAAACATTTTGATCCTTTATAACCACACTGCGTACCTTTATATAGCCAAGGGCAATGCTCAACAATTTGTCGTTTAGGTAATCTAAGATTTTGCATATTAATTTTACCTGTAAGTTCAAAAACAACTGATTCAGGCGTTTCTGCGGCAACTCTGTCTATATACCAAATATCATCAACTTGAGCTATCGCAGTAGGATCTGCTGTTGCATTTGTACCACTAGAAAAATTTACAGCATCTAGAAATTTTTTATGTGTTTGTATTCTTTTAAGTTCTGCGTTTAAAGGGTTATACAACAGCATTAAATTTGTTATAGCATTATCAGCATTTGCAACAGTAAAAGTAGGTCTTGGAAGTGTACCTTTTGTAACTTTGTCAAAACCTTTTACTTGCACAGGTGCTGCTTCATAAGTAATGCTATTAAAAACAATATTACTTTTTAACTCATTAGTTCCAGCGTGATAGTAAAAAGTTTGATCTACACCATTAACATCAAGAGTTAATTTCAGTTCAAATAAAGTAATAAGTGCAGATGGTTCTAGTTTTTGTATTTCTTCACTAATTTTTGAAGATGACGGTGCAATTTGTGAACTTGTCATGCTTCTGCAACCTCCTCAAAAACAGCTGTTATTGTAGCCCTATCTGCAAATGGATTAGTTTTGCTCCAATCTTTACATATAAATTTACTACTACTCGATTCATTTGGTGGTGTAAATGAAAAACTTTCTACTCCAGCACGTGCATCTAGAAAAGTTTCAATCTCGTCAGATTCTGTTTCAGTAATATTTGTAAAAGTAAGATTAAATACTTTTAAATTTTGATTTATACCAAATGTTGATCTTTGTGAATATCCTGATCCAAATTCTGCAATACGCACTTTTGGTTTTGATATTTTTCTAACATTAAAATCAGGAGCTACTGTTGTTGGAAAAGTTGCCATTAACTTAATAAACCTCCAGACATTTGTTGATTAACAATTTCGGCTTGAACTGCTGCTGCTATTGCTTCCCCTAATTTATTAGCATTATTATCATCACCTTGTACAGCAGAACCAGAAGCATCTACATTTACAACAACATTTGTAGAACCGCTACCTACAGCCTCAACACCAAGATTACCAGAAGATGTACGTTTTAGTGGCATAATAGCTTCTGGTGAACCAGCCTCACCCATCAGACCTAATTTACCAGCCCCACCATATTTAAAATAGGTTGGCTCTGTAACAATTCCACCTTTTGCAAATTTCATCAAACCATCTTTATTAAAAATATTACCTTTAGCAGAAGTTGAGGCAGGTGTAGGTAATATATTAAATGCACCTAACAAAGGTGTTATCAATGCTTGTCTAACATAAATTCTTGTAATATCAGCAATTATTGATCTTGCAAAATCTTTAAAATTTAATTTGCCATTCATAACAAAGTTAACAAGAGCATCTTCCATTTTTTTAAATGCATTTACTGTTGCATCTTGTATTTGTTTATTAACATCACTAATGCTATCTAAATAAGATTGCATACCAGTTTTTATATTTTCTAACATTGTTGTTGATTTTTCAGTTAATGTTTCAGTATTCTCAATTGTTTTTTTATCTATATCATTTTGCTCTGTTTTGAGTTGATTTAATTTTTCTTGAGCCACTGTCAATTTATTAAGTGCTTGTGCTTTTAAATTTCTATTTCTTGGACTATCATCTAAACCACTTACTCTATCCACGTTTTCTTGTGCTATTCTTAATGCTGTTTCAGCTTTTGCTATTGCATTATCGAGTCCAATACCCATAAATTTTTTAAATGCAGTTATTGCTCCGTTAATTATTCCTATTATTTCTCCAAATACTTTTTGAAATTCAGCACCTATAGGTCTTAAAATATCACCTGCATTATCTTTAAGATTACTTAATTCTGTTTGAACTCTATCACCTGCTGCCTCTGTACTTTGTGCAAGAATTTTTGCATTTTCACCATACTCACTAAATAACTTCTCACTAAATTTAAGAAAATCGTTTAATGTTACTTTTCCTTGTTCAAGTGCTTTATCTAATTCTGCTGGAGTTTTATTCATCGATTCAGCAAATAATGTAAAAGCACCTGGTAAACGCTCACCAAGTTGTTGTCTAAGTTCTTCTGCTGATACCTTACCTTTTGAAAACACCTGTGATGTTGCTCGCATTGCAGACTTCATATCCTCAAGCGATCCACCAGTACCTCTTATACCAGAAGCAATTGCTAAAAATGAGTCTTGTGCATCATCCACTGACAGTCCAGCACCTTTTACAGAGGCAGTAAGTGATGTAAATTGTCTGACTATAACATCTTGAGGTATTGCTAACTCTTTAGATGTTTTTGCTAAAAATTCTTGTGCTTTATTATATTTATCTGTATCTTTAATAACTAATTTTAAAGCTTTTCTTTGTTTTTCTAAAGCAGCATCATATTTTGCAATTTCAGCAACAGCACCAGTAACTTGACCTACTTGCGCTCCAACTACACCACCTGTAATAGCACCTGGTACGCCACCAATAATACCTCCAATAGCTGCACCAGCAGCACCTTCAGCACCACCATAAATACCAGCAGCACCTATAGCACCAGCAGTTTTTGCAACTGCACCTATTCTTCCTGTACCCATGCCTTTATTTGCAGTTGCTTGCATTTTTCTTAATTGAGCATCAAGTCTTGCTGCTTCTGCTGTTGCTTCTTTAAAACGATTGCTATTAAATTGAACATTTGCAGCTAAAGTTCTATAAGAATTTGCTAATGCTCTTGTATTGTTAATACTTTTTACATTAGTACGTTCAAAATTTTTTAAATTATTTACTAATTTCTTTGTATTTGTACCAGCATCTACTGTACCTTTGCTAAGACCTCTCAAACTGTTTGTTAATCCACGCAGTTTTTCTGTGCCTTGTACTCCAACTAATACATCTAACTTAGTTTCTTTTCTTGCCATTATTTTTTATCCTTCTGCATAATTTTCAATGCTTCGTATTCCATTACTTGTATTCCTTCAAACATAGCAACAGAATCTTTAACTGTATATATTTTACACAAGTATTCCAAAGATTTATAGTTTATGCCAGTTAATCCAGCCATACTGACATACCATTGCGTTGATAGCTTCCAAAACATATTAACAATCTCTCTATTTTCTTCCCAAACAATACAATCAGTAGTTCTTTTGTTTTTTGTCTCGGCTGCGATTTGTTCTTCTGTAGCACCAAATGCTTTTAATGCTTCTACTGTTTCATCTATAACATCACCTTGTACCCAATACCTCGCAGCCTGTTTTAGTTTTTTTCAGTAGCTCCTTGCATACTTTCGCCATATGCCTTAATAATCCCTAAAACAATAAATTGATTATCAAGAATAGCCTCAAAATTATCCTCATTAAATTCAAGGTCGCTACCAGTATCATCTTTTATACCAGACCAACCAACTAAAACAGTTCTAACAAAGTTTTCATCACCAGCATCTATGAGATCAGCAAATGCTTTACGACCAACATTTTTAAATTTAGCTGTAAATGTTTCTTTTTTAAACTTGCCTTTGTCGGGTGATTGAACAGTTACATCCCATTCATATTCAGTAACTTTTTTAAATACTAATCCCATAAATTAAGTCATTACTATACTTAGCTCATTATTACCTGCTGTTGTAGGTAATGCCAAGTAAGGTAAACTCAAGCTATTGACCCCACCAGTGTCTCCTCTTGTAACTCCTGTTATATCACACTGAGGAACATTAACAGTAACAATGTTACCAGCACTAGCACCAAGAACAATAGAAGTATTACCTGTCGCAGTAGCAACAGCTTTAGCAAAATAATCTGTTGTAGCTCTTACAGGCTCTTCTATTACAGCAGTACCACCAGGCGCACGATTAGTAATCAATACTTCTTGACTTGATGCTGTCTCTTTATATAACACTTCATTATTAAGAGCTAGATCAAATGATTCTATCCTTTGTGATGTAGCACCATGAAATGTTGCAGTAGTAATGTTTGTGTCATTTACTTCTAATGCTGCCGATTGATTAGCAACTGTAAATGTGCCAGACATTGCTGTGCTATCAGGATCATTATATATGCCAGTAAATTCAAAATTTATCATGGCAAACTGACCTGCTGTCATTGAAATAGTAGCAGTTCCTCTACACCCTGTTATAACGTGCCTTGTAGCACCATAGAAACAAAGTATTGTACAACTAGAAAACGATGCACTGACAGGAGCATAAGTAACTGATGTAGAACTTACAACTGTTTCAGAAAGACCACAACTTTTTAATAAAGGTGACAAGGCACTTGCAGTACCTGCTGCGCCTGATCCTGACAATTCTGCACCGAAAGATACAGCAACTCTTTTATTAGCAAGCAAAGTACCTCTTGTACTGTTTCCTAAAAAGCCTTGGAAAGCAGAAGCTTGTACATTATCAGCTTCTATTGGTGTTACTTCTATATCAGTAACTTGTATAGCGTTAGAACCAGCTACAGGAGACGAATTGCTCCCATATGATGATTCAATCTTCGCTAGTAGTTTTGTCGTTCTTGTTAGAGCCATTGTCAGAGGAGGAATCGGTTTCTGGTACTAGTGTACATTTTCCTGATTCTGGATCGAACGTATAAGTTCCACCTTCACCAGGGTTAGGTACTTCTGTATTTAGTTTAGCCATGAAATCATGCAGCAGTTAAATCAGATCTACTTGTACGATAACGCACAATAAAATCTTGACTAATTATACCAAGAGGTATATCAGCCTCAACCAAACTAAAATCAGTACGATCTGGCGTTAA